GTAAAAGAAAAATATGGTGAACAAACACAAAAAGTATCATCAAAACAAGTAAGTGAAGCACTTAAAAGCTACAATAAGTTAGGTGAAACACTATATCAACAACAATCATTAAAAGAAACTGCAAAGTCTCTATCACAGATAGCAGAAATGGCAGCAACACATACGGTTCAAGAAACTGAAGATTGGTTTGATAAAGTTACGGTAACTCGTAATATGAAAGAATTAACCAATCACTCAAAATCATTTTCAAAGATTGCTGAAGAAGCATCATCAGTTCAACAAAGATTGGCTGGACTATATGAAGATATGGGTAGTATCTTAAATCGTTATTATGATATTCCTGAAACACATATTCCAGGACACGACGACGACGATAGAGATATTCGTGATAAAGAAGAATATGGTGGAACAATCAAAGAGGGTGATTACGAAGAATTCTTCCAATCAGCAATGAAAAAATTTGGAATCAAATCACCAGACGAATTAGGTTCTGATGAAAAGAAGAAAAAGTTTTTCAACTATGTAGACAAAAACTATAAAGCAAAGGCCGAAGGTAAGATAAAAGAAGGTGGACCAGGAAGTGGTAGACCAACAAAACCAGGTTCAGCTCGTGATATAGATAAAAAAATGATGTCAGCAGCTGATGCAGCAAACGCTAAAATGGATGCAGCAGAAAAAGCAATGAGAAGGAAAAAATAATGAAACTTAAATCACTATTAAAAGAATCAAAAGTATGGGACAGAAAGTTTGGTGAGCCATTACCAACACTTGAAGACACAACAAAAAGATTCAAGATGAAACAAGAAGACTTAAATGAAAACGATTTAAGTAAAGTATCAAGTATACTTGGTAAATCATCAAATGATGTTAACAAGTTTCTAAAAAAACATAAACTTGACGCAGATGATTTGTTAGATGTTATTGAAGCCGGAGATAGAAGAAGAAGTTCATTAATGATTATCGCAGCTATGAATGGTAGAAGTAAAGCATTAAGACAATTGGACGACTTATTAGGATTCTTATAAAATGAAAAATTTAAAAAAACAATACAAAAGGTATTTTCGTGAAGAAGTAAAACCCGTAAAAGAAGTTTCTTATTCATTTAATACAAATGACAAAAGAGACCAGATTTCACCTATGGGATATAACTTGTTAAGAAAAGATGTAATAACATTAAAAGATGCGGTAAAGTATTTAGAAAGGTCAGTTAAAAAACAACACCAAGCAGATACTCACCACGACTTAATATATTTACTAACAAGAGCACACGAAGCTTACAAAAATTCAAAAAAATAAAAGAAAGAGAGTAAAGGTTGTTAAAAGTAGAGATTCGTAAGGGTCAATCAGTAGAAAAAGCACTTAAAATATTTAAACGAAAAGTAAAAGACTCAGGTCTTATGTTTGAATTAAGAGAACGTTCTTTTTATAAAAAGCCATCGGCATTAAAAAGAGAACAGAAAAACAAAGCTAAACTACGAACCAAATACGAAAAATTAAAAAATCAAGAAGATTAAATAAATCACACAAAGTGTGTATATTTTTTCAATTCGTTATATTTATATATACGAAACTAAATACACTATCGTATATTCATACAATCATATAGTGTAAATCAATTAAACTATATTATAGTTCTTAATAACTATATTGAATCCAACGGAGAAATAACAATGGATGATTTACTAAAAGACGCTATTGCGGATGCTAAGGCAGTTAGAGAAACAGCACTTGCAAACGCTAAAATAGCACTTGAGGAAGCATTCACACCACGTTTACAATCTATGTTGTCAAAGAAAATCCAATCAGAAATGGAAGATTCAGAAGAAACTGAAGACTCAGAAGAAATGAGAGAAGAAGAAGACGCTGAAGAAGAAATGGAAGAGGGTATGCACGACAAGGAAGAAGGCGAACACGAGGAAGAAATGGACGCAGAGGAAGAAATGGAAGATTCTGAAGAAGGTATGCACGATAAAGAAGAAGGTATGCACGACGCAGAAGAAGAAATGGACGCTGAAGAAATGAGAGACGCTGAAGAAATGAGAGACGCTGAAGAAGAAGAAATGGACGAATCTGAAGATAAAGAAGAAAATGAAGACGAAATGTCTGAAATGGAAGATAAAGAAGAAGATGAGGAAATGGACGAAATGGAAGATAAGGAAGAGGACGAACTTGACCTTGAATCCGTATTAGCAGAACTTGAAAAAGACCTTGACGACGAGGACCAAATGGACGAGATGGAAGATAAAGATGAAGAAGAAATGGACGAGTCTGAAGATAAAGAAGAAGACGAGAAAATGGACGAAAATGATGTATCATCTGATATCGGAAAATCTGACAATAAGGTCAACGCAGCAGCAAATGATTCTTCAAAAGTAGGACAAGGACCAGAATCAGAAGGTTCAGACAAGAAAGCAGGCTCAGAACTTGGCGACCACGAAATCGTTAAAGAGAATGAAGACGCTGAAGAGAATGACCTTGACTTAGATGAAGTTCTAAGAGCGCTTACAGAAGAAGACAAAGAAGAAGAAGACGCGGAAGAGAATGAAAAACTCAAATCAGAAATAAAAGAGCATCGTAAAGTAATACACTTTATGAGAAGTAAATTAAACGAAGTTAATCTTTTGAATGCAAAACTATTGTTTTCTAACAAATTGTTTAGAGCATTTGGATTGAACAACAACCAGAAATTAAAAGTTGTTGAAACTTTTGACAGAACTAAAAACTTACGTGAAGTTAAATTGGTTTATGCTACATTAGCAGAATCATTTAAGAAACCAGGTAACAGACTTAGTGAATCAGTTAAAAAAGGTTCAGCATCAAAACCGGTTCGTTCAACCAAACCTAAAGCAGTATTGTCAGAAGGACAAGAGCTAAAAGCAAGATTCAAAAAATTAGCAAACATACTTTAGGAGACTAAAAAATGAGTAAATTAAATTCAATCGAAAAATTGATGGACGGATATAATCCACAACGTCAATTGCTTGAACAAACTCGTCAGTTAGTGTCAAAATGGGAACCAACAGGTCTATTAGAAGGTCTTGAAGACGAAACTAAAAGACACGGAATGGCAGTCTTGCTTGAAAACCAAGCAGGTCAGTTAATCCAAGAGGCTTCCGTAACAGGTGGTCAAAACGCAGAAGAGTGGAGCGGTGTAGCTTTACCATTAGTTCGTAGAATTTTTGGTGAGTTAGCAGCTCAAGACTTTGTGTCAGTTCAACCAATGAACTTACCTTCAGGTCTTATCTTCTACCTTGACTTCAAATACGGAACAGCCCAAACTGGTAACCACGTAGAAAACTCAGATGTATACGGAAATACATCAGGTTCAAACGTTGACGCATCAGGCGGTCTATATGGAGCAGGAAAATTCGGTTACTCAATCAACGACAAAGAAACAGCTGAAATTAAAGTTGACACATCAACAGGTGCGACAGCTTTCACAACAGCATCAGTTTCTTTCCAAGATGTTGATTTTGAACCAGACCTATCTTCATCAGTAGCAACAGGATTTGACGCAGATGATGGTTTAGTAAAAATCACAACTGCAATCGCATCCTACACAAACCCAGACAAAGACGGAGTAAGAGCTTACTCTATCTCAGGTTCTGGTTTTGATGAGTTCTTTCCAGCTTACACTAAATACGACGCATCAGCAGATACCGTTTCATTTATCGTAAGAAAGAGCTTAGCAGGAGTGCCATTGAGTGCTTCAGTTAAATATCACGCACAAGCAGTAACTGACTATTCAAGAACTGACTTCGAGGCAACAGCAGCTAACATTGATGCTAACCCAGAAGCAGATATTGATATTCCTGAATTAGATATTGCGTTAAAGAGTATTCCGATAATCGCGAAAACTCGTAAGTTAAAAGCAGTCTGGACTCCAGAACTTGCACAAGACTTAAATGCATATCATTCAGTTGACGCAGAAGCAGAATTAACATCACTATTAAGTGAGTATATTTCAATGGAAATTGACTTAGAAATACTTGATATGTTATTTGCAAATGCATCAGCTAAATCAGAAAAATGGTCAGCAAAAGTTGGACACGAGTTTGACTCAGCAAGTTCAACATTTGTAGAATCATCAGGTGCTTCAAACGCTTACACTAAAGGTGAGTGGTTCCAAACACTTGGTAACAAAATACAAGCAGTATCAAACGCAATTCACCAGAAAACTCTAAGAGGTGGTGCTAACTTTATGGTGGTTTCACCAGAGACAGCAACTATCATTGAAAGTATTCCTGGATATGCAGCAGATACAGTAGGTGAAGCAACAACTAACCAGTTCGCTATGGGCGTTCAAAAAGTTGGTGCTTTAAATAACAGATACACCGTGTACAAAAACCCTTATATGTTAGAGAATCAAATCCTTGTAGGATTTAGAGGACAGAACTTCCTTGAAACAGGAGCGGTTTATGCACCATATGTTCCGTTAATTATGACACCGCTTGTCTACGACCCTAAAAACTTCACTCCAAGAAAAGGTGTGATGACAAGATACGCTAAGAAGATGGTTCGTCCAGAATTCTATGGTAAAGTCGTAGTAGCTGATGTAGATAAAGTATAATAATTTTTAATTATTAGAAATTGATAACAGATAAGTTAGAAAAAGCCCCACTTCGGTGGGGTTTTTTTTATTATAATCCATATTTATATACGAGAGATTATTTCCAGCCCAGGCAACGGATGTTGTGGGTATTGTAATCTAACAATTAATAGATTTGGGAAGCAGGAAATCCCCAAATTGCATGGAGAAAAAAAATGGCATATTCAAGAGCATCGATTAAAAGTAACTTGAGAAGAAGTAACGCAAATTATTTTGATAATTTAGCAGACTCTATTCACACTCAGTTAGATGCGAATACATTTGCAGTAGATGCTTCAATGAAGCAACCAGGAAAACTATTGGTAGATATCGATAACGATACATCAATCTACGAATTAGTAAGTGGACACACTTATTTCTGGGGAACAGCAACTGGTTTACCAGGAGCAACTGATAACGCAAATGCAATCACATTTGCATTACCATCACCAACTCAAGCAGGTGAATACATTTGTATTTTACCACAAAATGCAGCAACAATCAATAAACTTGTAGGATTTACAACCGTTGAAGAATCAACAGACACAATCCAATATCAAGTATATGAACCAACTGCAAACAACACAGCGTTGATTGAGACAGCTACAACAGTAGCTGGTGTTCACGGTACAGCAAACACTATGGTTAAATTAAACGCTCAACACCTATTAGTAGGTGATGAGATTCATTGTTATTCATTATCATCAACAAAATGGTTAATGAGAATAGTAGGAAGAAACAATCTAATCGCAGCAGGTGATATCGCAGTAGACCCAGGTAACGTTGGTGGATACATTGACTAATAACTAATTAATCAGTCCTGAAACTGATTATAGATAGTTAATATCAAAAAGCCCCCTATTTTTATAGGGGGTTTTTTATACAAAATACAAAAAAGTTATATTTATTAATGTATATACAAATAGACTATTAATAGGAGAATTTAATGGCTCAAGAAGCAATATGGCCAGGTAGTGGCTCTGCAATCCACGAGGATAGTGGTTCCACACCATTCGGGTTATACGATACAGACTCAGAGTTTCAAACAGAAGCTCCGCAAGTAGCAAAATGGTGTGCACAAAGACTTGGATATCCAATTATGGATGTTGAACTCCAAGACACACAATTTTATGCTTGTTTAGAAGAAAGTGTTTCTGAATATGGTGCGCAGGTAAACCAGTTTAATATTCGTGATAACTTATTTCATTTAAAAGGACAACCAACAAGTTCAAACTTCACACATAAAAGGGTAAAACCTACTTTAAGTGAAACTATATTTATTTCAGAAGAATACGGACAAGAAGCATTAGTTGGTGGTTCAGTTGATGTCAAGAGAACAGCAGTTTCAATTAATTCAGGAAGTCAAGTTTATGACTTAAATGCATTAGTTAGTGATGTAAGTGAATCAGGTGCGTCAATCGAAGTTAAAAAAGTTCATTATGAAGCAAGACCAGCGGTAACTCGTTATTTTGACCCATACGCATCAACAGGATTTGGAACTTACAATATGTTAGATGGATTTGGTTTCGGTAGTTATTCACCAGCAATTACTTTCGTATTACAACCTATGTATGCGGATTTACTTAGAATACAAGCCATTGAATTTAATGACCAGATTAGAAAATCAGCTTATTCTTTTGAAATTAGAAATAATCAGATGAGAATATTTCCAATTCCAACTCAATCGGGTTCGGTTTGGATTGAATATATCAAAACAGAAGATAGAGATAATCCATTGAGAACACGACATAGCGGTTCAAGTGACGATACAATAGTATCTGATTACTCAAATGTTAATTATGATTTTATGAAATACTCAAACATCAATGATGTGGGTAAACAATGGATTAGAAAATACGCATTAGCATTATCAAAAGAGTTATTAGGTATTGTTCGTTCTAAATATGGTAATATTCCTATTCCAAATGCAGAAGTTTCAATGGACGGAGATACATTGAGAGCAGAAGCAACTGCAGAAAAAGAACAATTAATAGAACAATTGAGAGAAAATTTAGAACAAACCAGTCGTAAGGCACTTATGGAAGCTCAAAAAGACGAAAGTGAATTTGAGCAAGAAACATTGAAAAAAGTCCCTTACCCAATCTATATAGGATAAACAAATGCCACAAAGATTTTATGGAAACAAAGATTTGGCAACCTTTGAAAAGTTCAATAGAGAACTTGTAGGTGAACCAAATATCGACGATTGCGGAATAATAGACCAGTTCGTTATTCTACATAGAGTTTCAGTATATGATACAGAAACAAATATGTATGGTGAAGCGTCAGAGGGTAAAGTTTACAAACAAGGAGTAAAATTACCTTGTATAGTAAACGCTGAAGACTTTGATTTTGACTATACAGACTTTGGTGCGGACAACAAACAAAATGTTTCATTTGCATTTCAAAGAGCATACCTTGTTGAAGTAAATGTAAAACCAGATATTGGTGATATATTTAAATGGAACGAGGGTTATTTTGAAGTTAATTCATATAATGAAAATCAATTAGTTGGTGGAGACCCAACAAAATCTCATTCAATTGTGGTCCAAGCACATTTAGTAAGAATGCCAACCAATAACTTAGAGGAGTATAGAGGTTCATAATGGCAAGAAATAAACCAATACCAAGAAGTCAAAGAAATATTTTTAATCGTGGGACAAAAATTAGCCGTAATTCACCGGGAGCAGCAGATGATGTAAAGAATGTATCCGTAGGTATTATGGATATGGACTCTGCTATTATGTATTACTTCAATGAAGTGATAAAACCTAATGTAGAGATAAATGATGAAAAAGTAAAGGTTCCTTGTATTTACGCATCACCAGAAAGGTGGACTCAAATAACTAAACAAGGATTTCTAAGAGATAAAAAAAGACAAATTATAGTTCCGTTAATAGTTTATAAACGAACAGGTATGAGTCGTAACACGGATATGCCAATTGACAAATTGGATTCTAACGAACCAAAATTATTTTACTCTTTTCAAAAGAAATATTCACAACAAAATCGTTTTGACAAATTTTCAGTATTACAAAATATAGAACCTAATCGTGAGTATTACAATGTAGCGATGCCAGACTATATGAACTTAACATATGAGTTTACTATATGGACATCATATATTGAACAAATGAATCGTATCGTAGAAAAAGTTAATTATTCGGACGGAGCATATTGGGGTGAACCAGGTAAAATGAAATTCAGAACTCAAATTGAAAGTTTTTCAGATGCGAGTCAAGTAGAAGGTGAGAGATTAATAAAAACAACCTTTAGTGTAAATTTATACGGATACATATTACCAGAACGATTTAATAATGTTTCAACAACACAAAAATTTCTAACACCTAAGAAACTTATTATAAGAGAGGAAACAGATAAAATTTTATCTACGGGGTTACCTACACCTTCAAGTAAAGGTTCAGGTGCAGAATTTGGAGCAAAGGATATATTTGGTATATCAGTTGGTAATTCATTTATATTAACACAAGGAACAGGTGTAACGATATCAAATACAGGTGTTTCATTTGATGGTTCAAGTGCATTAACACAAACAATGTCTATTGGACAAGATGTGGCTACGACTGCAAATGTTCAATTTAACCAAGTAACAGCAAGTAATGCTATACAAATAGGTGATTCATCTACATTATATACTTCAACAGGTATAAGTGGTAGTATTGATGTTACGGGTTCGTTTGCAACAACAGGTGATTTAACCGTTCAAGGTGATACAACAATTACAGGAACATTAACAGCAAATGAATTCCACACAACATTTACTTCCGCATCAATTATACTTGCAAGTGGTTCTACAAGATTTGGTGATACACTTGATGATACTCACGAATTTACAGGTAGTGTAGATGTAACGGGTTCATTTAGTTTAAATGGATATGAAATAAACGAGATATCAAACGACGTTGCTATGACTGACGGAAGTGCAACATCAGTTCCAACAGAAAATGCAGTTAAAACATATATTACAAACAATGTATCTAATACGGCAACTTATTTAAGAAAGAATTTTTTCAAATCATCAGCAAGTATAACAAATGCTACAACAGCAAGTTTCACAGCGGTTACGGCATCAGCTCCAGTTGGAATAACATCAACAACTGAAAACGACTTTGTATTCTTTATCAATGGACAATATATGGAACACAACGCTTTAGCAATACAACAAAAAGGAAGTTCATTAGAATTACACGTAGCGACAGGAAGTATTGGATATATTTTAGAAAGTGATGATGAGATTTTAGGTATTGGTAAATTTGATTCATAGGACCCACAATGGCAGTAGAATTAAAATATAATAATCCACTAACATTAGAAACTGGAACAGGTATAACGGGTAGTATTAATGGAGAGAATTTTACAACTCGTGAAATAGAAGGTCTTATAGATGAAAATGTTACTCTTAACATAGGACAAGAAGTAGAGACAACTTCCAATACTACATTTAACGTAGTAACAAGTTCCAATACGATAAATATTGGTAATCTATTTTTAGGTGATGGATTTATTAGTAGTTCAAATAGTGTAGTGGCACATACAGGTAGTGTTGTTGTTACGGGAAATACGACAGCGACATCAATGACTACAAATGGACAATTAAATTATGGTAGTTTTGAAGTAAGTGTTACGGGTTCAACAACTATATTTGATAGTGGTTCAAGTAGATTTGGTGATACATTAGATGATACTCATAATTTATCCGGTAGTTCAAACATTACAGGTTCATATGAGTTAAATGGATATACTATAAATGAAATATCAAATGATACTGCATTAGCTGACGGAAGTTCAACTGCATTAGCAACTGAAAATGCAATTAAACAATACTTTACAGATACAGGTATTGTAGATAAGAACACCTACAATAGAAAGTCATTTGTTCACACAGGAAGTTTTATAAGTGCCAATACTTCAAGTTTTACAGCAGTAACAGCTTCGGCACCAACAGGATTAAGTGGAACAACAGAAGAAGATTTTATGTTTTTTATTAATGGAATGTTAATTGAAAACGATGCTTTGACAATAAATCAAAAGACATCAACAAATTTAGAGTTAAGATTAGATACAAGTGGATTAGGATATGAATTAGAATCAGATGATGAGGTCATTGGGTTCGGTAAGTTTAATTCATAGTAAATTAAGAAATTAGATATTTATAAGTAAGGAAAAATAAAAGAGAAATATGGCCGATTTAAAATCAAAACAAATTAAATTCCCTTTAACGGGGACGAGTGTAGTATCGAGTTCAGCACAAATAGCTACTGACATTAGTGGCTCTTTTGTTGCTGATAGTGGTAGTTTCTCAACAAGAATAACAACCGATAGTGGTAGTTTCTCTACAAGAGTTACAACCGCAGAAACCGAACTAACGAATACACTCGTATCAAGTTCAGCACAAATATCTACTGACATTAGTGGTTCGTTTGTAGCAGATAGTGGTAGTTTTTCCACAAGAATAACTGCTGATAGTGGTAGTTTTTCTACAAGAGTTACAACCGCAGAGTCAGAATTAGGTAATACTTTATTGTCAAGTTCAGCACAAATAGCTACTGACATTAGTGGTTCTTTTGTTGCTGATAGTGGTAGTTTTTCCACAAGAATAACCACCGATAGTGGTAGTTTTTCTACAAGAGTAACAACTGCAGAATCTGAGTTAGGAAATACACTATTATCAAGTTCAGCTCAAATATCAACGGACATTAGTGGTTCATTTGTAGAACCAAGTGCAAGTTTCTCTACACGAGTTACAACCGCAGAAACAGAATTAGAAAATACACTCGTATCGAGTTCAGCACAAATATCTACTGACATAAGTGGTTCATTTGTAGCACCAAGTGCAAGTTTCTCAACGAGAGTTACAACCGCAGAAACAGAATTAGAAAATACTTTAGTATCAAGTTCAGCACAATTGTCAATCGATATTAGTGGGTCGTTTGTGGCACCAAGTGCAAGTTTTTCAACAAGAGTAACAACTGCAGAATCAGAATTAGGAAATACTTTAGTGTCAAGTTCAGCACAATTATCCACAGACATAAGTGGTTCATTTGTGGCGCCGAGTGGAAGTTTCTCAACAAGAATTACAACTGCAGAATCTGAATTAGGAAATACCTTATTATCAGGTTCAGCTCAAATAGCTACTGATATTAGTGGTTCTTTATCCACAGCAGCGGTCATAGGATTAGGAGCAGGAATAATATCTGGTTCAAGTTCTAATAGTAACTTAACATCAGCTATTGTTATAGAGGGAGCAAGTATTGTATCAGCATCTGCACAATTATCAGATGATATAAGTGGTTCATTATCCACAGCAGCAGTTTTGGGATTAGGAGCAGGAATCATATCTGGTTCAAGTTCCAATAGTAATTTAACAACAGCAATAGTCGGTGAGGGAGCAAACATAGTATCAGCTTCCGCAATGGTTGACCACGATTCTACAACAAACTTCGTAGCAAATGAACACATAGACCATAGTTCAGTAAGTGTAACTGCTGGTGATGGTATGACCGGTGGTGGAACAATCGCAGCAAATAGAACTTTAAATGTTGTTGGTGGAACAGGTATAACTGCAAACGCAAATGATGTCGCAACGAACGACTCAGAAATTGTTCACGATAACTTAAGTGGATTTGTAGCAAATGAACACATTGACCATACAAGTGTAACAATGACAGCTGGGGCAGGTTTAACAGGTGGTGGAACAATTGCTTCAACAAGAACATTAGCAGTAGGTCAAGGAACAGGTGTTACGGTAAATGCAAATGATGTTGCGATTGGACAAGATGTAGGAACTGACCAAGATGTAACATTCGCATCCGTGACCGCAACAGGAAATATTGTTGCACAAGGTGATGTTATAGCAGAAAATTATATAGTGAGTTCATCAGTAACCTTTATGACTTCATCAATTTTGAGTGGTTCTACAAGATTTGGTGATACACCAGCAGATGATACACATCAATTTACAGGTTCATTATTCGTAACTGGTTCAACATTTAACATTGACGAAAATGGTGGTGTAAGTTCAAGTGCAAGTGGTTCTTTCTTAAATGTAGATGTTTCAAATAACTTAGGAGTTAGTGGTAAATTTACATTACCTAACATTACAGATGTATCAGCGTCTATCGCAAGTGCGGTAGCAGGTGGTGATGATATGGGTAACCATACAGCAACACAAGATTTAGATATGGACGGAAATGATATATTTGATATAGGACATATTAGTTCAAGTGGAAACATTAGTGGTAGTGCGGGAGATATATTAGGATTTGCAAGTGCTTCATTCTCAAATGTTGACGCTCCACACATCAAAGCAACAAATGTCCACGGAACAATTTTAACAGCAACACAAGCAACGATTGACCACGATTCATTAGCAAACTTCGTAGCAAATGAGCATGTTGACCACTCATCAGTATCAGTTACTGCAGGAGACGGACTAACTGGTGGTGGAACAATAGCATCTAACAGAACTATAAATGTAGTGGGTGGAGACGGAATTACAGCTAACGCAAATGATGTTGCAATTACAGCGGCTCAAACAACAATTGAATCCATATACAAAGAAGACTTAGTAATAGGTGAAGACAACCAAACACAGATTGACTTTGAAACAGCTAACGAAATACACTTTGATGTAAATAATTCAGAACTACTTAACCTAACAGGTAATAAAATAAGTGGTTCACAAGCATCAACAGGTTCGTTTGGTAGTTTAGTAACGGACGCTAATGTTGGTATCGGTGAGTCAAATCCAAATGTTCCATTGGAAGTTATTGGTAGTGTTAGTTCAAGTGCAAGTGGTTCTTTCTTAAATGTAAAAGCAAGTAATAATGTAAACGCAACAAATCTATACGGAACAATTTTAACAGCAACACAAGCCACAATAGACCACGATAGTTTAGCAAATTTTGTAGCAAATGAACACATAGACCATAGTGGAGTAACAATTACAGCAGGGGACGGATTATCGGGTGGTGGAACAATAGCATCCACAAGAACTCTTGCGGTGGACGCTACAGTTTTAAGAACAACAGGTGATAGTGTAATATCGAGTTCGGCACAATTATCTGACGACATAAGTGGTTCATTATCCACAGCAGCAGTCGTTGGATTGGGAGCAGGTATAATATCTGGTTCAAGTTCCAATAGTAGTTTAACAACAGCTATTGTTGGAGAGGGAGCAAACATAGTATCGGCATCCGCAATGGTGGACCACGATTCCGCAACAAATTTTGTAGCAAACGAACACATTAATCACACAAGTGTAACGATTACTGCAGGAGATGGTTTGACTGGTGGTGGAACAATCGCATCTACAAGAACATTAGCAGTAGGTCAAGGAACAGGTGTTACCGTAAATGCAAATGATATTGCTATTGGACAGGCAGTAGAAACAGATTCCAATGTTCAATTTGCAAACATTATAGCAACTGCGACAGCTTCATTAGCTAAAATCTCAGGTTCATTAATAGAATCAGAGGGAGACTTCACACTTGATTCATCAGGAGATATTATTCTTGACGCAGACGGAACAGACATCATATTAAAAGATGGTGGAACTTCATTTGGTAGTTTCAAAAGAGCATCTTCTGACTTTATTATTAAAGCAGAAACAGCGGATAAAGATATTCTATTTAAAGGAACTGACGATAGCACAACCATAACTGCACTTACATTAGATATGTCTGAGGGTGGAAATGCACAATTCTTAGGAAATATATCTGGTTCTCAAATAGAAGCAAGTGGAGATGTAATCGCATTCGGTTCATCAGATAGAAGACTTAAAGACAACATTACACCAATCACAGAACCATTATGGAAAGTAAGTCAAATAGGTGGATATGAATTTGATTGGAATGACAAACAAGACGCATATAAAGGACACGACGTTGGTGTTGTCGCTCAAGAAATACATAAAGTATTACCAGAAGTTGTAGCAGAAAGAAGTAATGGATACTTAGGTGTTAAGTATGAAAAGATAGTTCCATTGTTAATTGAATCTATAAAAGAATTAAATAAAAAAATTGAAGATATTGAAAAAAAATGTGATTGTTTGAATAAATAATTGATATTTATTAATAGTAAAAACAGGAGTTATAATGGCAAAAAAATCAGAACAAATTAAATTTACAAAAGAAGAGGTTAGTGCAATTAGAGAAATTCGTAATAATTTCAACAACATTACAACGAATTTTGGTAATCTTGAAGTTCAAAGAATACAAACTGAACAAAGGTTAGCTGCGATTGAACAACAAAAAGTCATAGCAGAAAACGAATATAATCAAGTAATTCAACAAGAAGCAGAACTTCTTAATAATTTAAATGAAAAATATGGTCAAGGTTCATTAGATTTAGAGCAAGGTGTATTTACACCAGCTGAATCAAAAAAATAATGGTCCAAAACCACATTTTGAACTTTTAAATTGATATTTATACTTACGATATAACCTAATTAGGAGAAACATAATGGCTGAAAGAATAGTCAGTCCAGGTGTATTTACCAGAGAAAAAGATTTATCATTCTTACCAGAAGCTATTGGTGAAATAGGAGCAGCTTTAATCGGACCAACAGAAATGGGTCCAGCATTTGTTCCAACAACCATCAGAAACTTCGGTGAGTTTGAAACACTTTTCGGTAAAGAAACCGGAGACTTTTATGTTCCTTTCACTGCGAAGCAATATCTTCGTAATGCAGGAGCATTAACAATCGTTCGTGTTTTAGGATTGGGTGGATATACAAATGATACCTTCGTGCTTATCGCTAGTGGTTCAACATACGGAGTAAGAGCGTTAGCTACATTAAAACCTTCAAGAGGTAATATTGACGCTAGCTTTTTCGCTAATGGAGCTGGTAGTGCTTCTATTGATAGTAGTGCTAATTCAGCAAGTGCATTTACACTTAAATTAGATACTGGTAATGATGGAACAGCAGAGAGTTTTAATTTATCTTTCGCTACGAGTTCAGCTAATTACATTACAAATGTATTTAGTCAAAACCCACAAGATAATAGTAAATCGGTATATGTATATTCAAACTTCCAAAATACACAAAATCAAGTTGCAGGAGATGATGTCATCACATTCGCGAGTGGTGCAGCTTCAGACACAGTTGAAAACTTTTCATTTGATTACAAAGTAGCATCAACACCAGCAATTCAATCACAATTAGTAAACGGAGCAAGAACAGACTTATTTAAAGTCAAAACATTATCACACGGAAGTAATATGAACTCTAAATTTAGAGTTGGTATTTCTGATGTTAAGAGAGCAGCAGATGTTGCAGGTAGTGATTATGGTTCTTTCTCATTACAAGTGATTACAAACAACCCAGGTCAAAATGACGACGGGACAGTTTTAGAGAACTTCTCAAATATAAATTTTGATGAAAATTCTACAAACTACTTACCAAGAGTAATTGGTGATAAATTTATCACTATTGACTCAGACGGAAAATTAACAACAAATGGCGATTACCCAAACAACTCTAAATACATTAGAGTATCAGATATAAGTAATCTACCAAATACTTCAAAAGAATTAGTGCCTATGGGATTTGATGCGTTATCATTACCACACAGAATAACGCTTGGAACACCAAGTGGTAGTGCTCACGCAGCAGCATTCCCAACTGCTTCTTTTGTAACAGGACAAACTAACAATCGTGGTTCATTTGACCAAAATGCTTATTACGGACTTGACTTTGCAAACAAAGATAGTCAAGCATACTTGAAACCACTTCCAACAGGAGTGGGAGCAGGAAGTAATGTAACAATGAGTTTAGAAAATCAATTAGGTAATGCAGACGCATCAGTATTAGGTGCTACATTTGCAAACGCATCTACATTGATTTCTTTAACTAATTCAGCAATTGGACAAAGAAAATTTGTGGTTCCTTTCCAGGACGGATTTGATGGTTCAAATCCAGCAACAGATATTAAATCTGGAACAGACATTGTTGGAAACAACACACAAGGATTTGACTTAAGTTCAGCTTCAGCAACGGGTTCGTTGGCATTTAAAAGAGCTATTAACGCAATCTCAAATCCAGATGAATACGATATTAACTTGTTAGCACTTCCAGGTGTTATTCACTCAATTCACTCATCAGTAACAAATCACGCAATTGATAAGATTGAATCAAGAGCAGACGCTTTCTTTATTATGGACGGCTCTCATTATTCAGCTTCTATTCAAACTGCGATAAATGATGTTCAAACCTTAGATAGTAATTATGTAGCAACATATTACCCTTGGGTTAAAGTGATTGACGAAGTGAAAAACAAACCTACTTGGGTTCCACCTTCAGTAGTTCTACCAGGTGTATATGCACAAAATGATAGAATTGGACAAGAGTGGTTCGCACCAGCAGGTTTAAATCGTGGTGGCTTATCAGAAGTAACAGAAGCTAAAACAAGACTAACCAACTTGGAAAGAGATGATTTATACGAAAATCGTATTAATCCTATCGCAACTTTCCCAGGTCAAGGTGTGGTAGTGTTTGGACAGAAAACACTTCAAGGTAAACCAAGTGCATTAGACAGAGTTAATGTTAGAAGATTGTTAATTAATTTGAGAAAATTCATAGCAAGTTCTTCAAGATTCTTAGTGTTTGAACAAAATACAGCAGCTTTAAGAAACAGATTCTTAAATATTGTTAATCCATATATGGAACAAGTTCAAGCAAATGCAGGACTATCAGCGTTTAGGATTGTAATGGATGATTCAAACAACACACCAGATGTTGTAGATAGAAACCAATTAGTTGGTCAAATCTTTATCCAACCAACCAGAACAGCTGAGTTCATTGTCTTAGATTTTGTAGTTCAACCAACAGGCGCAGCCTTTGATGACTAAACTATAAGTCAATAAAAGATAAGAAAAACCCCCAAGAAATTGGGGGTTTTTTGTTGTATAATGAGAAAGAAATTCTGCAGGTGATTTACACCAAATCACCAAAGGTTGTTTCTAATCTCGTGAAACACTACATAACCCATTCGGTTCCAAATAAGTAGTCACCGAAAACCCACAAATCTAATTACTTAGGATAAATAGCAAATGTATCAGCGTATTCAGCCAATGTATTGTGTTGATTTCTCACAAAACCATATTGTGGTTTGCTACCACCACGATACCTAATTCTAAAATTACCAGTCATCATCATATTCCTAATCGTAGGATTGAACCTATACATCATAGGAATACCCTTGTATAAAGCTTGTTCAAAATAAGGAGCTTCATAATCTTCCAACCTAACAGCCGGTTGATTAGTGTTAGCTTCATATAATTCCATAGGATTATGAGCATATCTATAATGAGTAATGGTATGAGTTCCATTTTCTACATACTCACCAGCGTCATTATAATATCCATAATGGTTTGGTATTTCTCTCGTTACCAAAGTATCTTGGTAATCTCTCATATAAATACCTTCGGTATCAGTCGTTATCGTTTCATTATTTTCAATCATTTCGTTTTCCTTTATCATTATCATAACACTATAATATACAAATACTATTTGTAAATGTCAAGCTTTTTTTTAACTTTTTTTAAAAGTGGGAGATGTTAAACATCATCCCAACTTTCAAGTGTAACTTCTACTTTACCATTTCCTAATTGTTCTATTTCACCCGCATATAATTCGGGAGTATCTTCTATCATTTCGTGAACTTTAGATGTCACTATGGCATCAACTACAATATGGTTAATTGCTTCCGTAACTGTAAGTCCATCTTTTACCATATCATTTACTAAGTCTTCTGGATTCATCAGATTAGGTTCTGCTTCCACCACTATTTTCATTCCACTAACATAACTCATTTCATTTTCCTTTATATTGTTATTAATCATACTATAATATATGAATAAAAAATGACAATGTCAAGTAAAAACTTCTAAAAAACTTCTAAAACTATATCATATTTACCATACACTTTTTTTGGTTTTGTTATATTTATTACTGAGTTAAATTATAGGAGAAATAAAGTGGCATTTTTAGACCCAAACGAAATATTTTTTACACCATTTGAACCTAAGATGAAAAATAGGTTTATTATGGAAATAGACGGAATTCCAGCATACCTTATCAAAACAATGGCAAGACCACAAGTAACATTTGAATCAGTTACTCTTGACCATATCAACACAAAAAGATATGTAAAAGGAAAAGCAACTTGGTCAACATTAGAAATTACTCTATATGACCCAATCGTTCCATCAGGAGCACAAGCAGTCAATGAGTGGGTAAGACTTCATCACGAAGCAGCAACCGGTGTAGACGGATACGCATCTGAATACAAGAAAGATATTACTTTCAATGTATTGAGTCCTAATGGTGAAAGAGTAGAACAATGGGTTCTAAAAGGTGCATTTATTACAACAGCAAATTGGAACGGATTAGATTACGCTTCCAATGAAGTAGTCGATATCAACTTATCAATGCAATACGACTACGCAATATTAGAGTTTTAGGAGAAAAATTATGTGGGCAATATTTAAAGACAATAATGAATATAACGAGAAATCAATAATTGGTTTCGGTGCATTCACAGTAATGGTTTTATTTGCATTTGCAGATGTTGTTACTGGACTTATGGGTAAAGATTTAGTTATCAATGATGTAGTATACAATTCATTCTTATTCACTACATTAGGTAGTTTCGGTATCGCAGGTGCAGAAAAAGTTTTAAAAAAATAAGTTATTAATCTTAATTAATCAAGGAGTAAAAAATGGCTGAAAGTCAGTATGGTTTTCCTACTGAAGTTCTATCTTTACCATCAAACGGATTAATATATCCGGAAGATAGTCCTTTGCGTAGTGGAACAATAGATGTCAAATATATGACAGCAAAAGAGGAAGATATCTTAACTTCCACAAATCTAATAGAACAAGGAGTTGTAATTACGAGATTATTAGAAAGTGTAATTGCTAATTCAAAAGTTAAATTAGATGATATGTTAATCGGTGATAAAAACGCAATAATGGTTGGGACAAGAATATTAGGATATGGTGCAAACTATGAAATATCATTAGTTGACCCAGACACAAATGAAAGAGTAGAACACACCGTAGATTTATCTAAACTAAATAATAAAAAAATAGATGAAAAACTATTTGAGAATGGAAACAACTTTGAATTTGAATTACCAAATTCAAAAAGAATTGTTGGTTTCAAATTACTAACTCACGGAGATGAAAGTGAAATAGAAAATACTCTTAAAGAGTTTGAAAAGGTTGAGAAACTTACAGGAGTATCTTATTCATTAACCACGAGATTAAAGCATCAAATCGTATCTATTGATGGTAATACGGACCAAAAAGAAATTGACAAATTTGTCGATAATGAATTCTTAGCACTTGATACAAGAGCGTATAGAAAACACTTAGATGAAATCACACCAGACATTGAGTTGAAGTTTGACTACACGAGTCAAACAGGGAATCTACACAGATTAGATGTCCCACTCGGGATTGACTTTTTTTGGCCAGCCGCCGAGTAACAGGGCGGCCATTCACGAAGAACTCTTTAACATTGCCTATTATGGTAATGGATTCAACCACAATGAACTCTACAATATGCCAGTTCCTTTAAGACGATTCTATGCGGAAAAACTCATAGCGGCGAAAGAAAAAGAAGCTGAACAAATCAAAAGCGCAAGTGAAAAGAATGATTCACAAATTCCAAGACCCACATTCCAAAAATCTTAAAACTTGATATTTATTAGTAGGAAAAAACTATGAATAGAAAATACATTAAAGAAAACAAAAAGTTAGTAAAAGAGTTTATAGGAACTTTAGTAAAAGCTATACTCAGTAAACAAGCTGATTCTATCGTAAAGAAGATTGCTAATGACCCAGCAACAAAGGGTGATGTAAAGCAAATTAGAAAACTTACAAAAGATATAGAAAATAAGCTTGACAAAATGCAAAAGACTAATCCAGATTTTGCTAAAAAATTCAGACAGAAATACGGTTATTAAAGTAAACACCTTACAGGAATAAAATGGCATCAACACAAGTTAAAGAACAGCAGTTCCTTAATGATTTAAGAAAAGAGGAAAAAGACCTTTTAGGTCAGTCACACGACCTAAGTCAACAAATGCTCAAAACATCTTTTGAGATAAACAAGCTGCACAAAGATGATGAAGAACTTCAAAGAAGAATCACACAATCCACAGGTGAAGAACGAGAATTTTATGTTAAGAAAAGAAAAGAAGTTCTTGCTACTATTGATGCGAAAAGAGTAGAACAAGACCAATCTCGTGATATGGTGGAACTCGTTGAAATGGAATATAAAAAACGAGTATTATTAAACAAAGTATTAGCTAAAAATGGTGAACAGGTCCAAGGTTTTCTCGATAAGACAAAAAATATCGGTGATAGTATTGAGGGAGCGTTTAAGAAAATTCCATTTTTTGGTGACTTTCTTATTGATAAAATAGGAATAAAAGATTTTGGAGACCAACTACAAGGAACTATGTTAAAAGGTCTTCAACGAGGACTTGCACAAGGACAAGGTTTTACCGGTAGTATGAAAAGAGGTTTGAAAGGAGTATCTTTTCAACTAAAAGCAGTTGGGAGGGCACTAACAACAGCTCTTGGTCCAGTCGGAATGATTATAGCAGGATTTACTGCTCTATTTATGATTGTTAGAAATGTAAGAAGTATGCAAAGAAAATTTGCAGGTGAAGTTGGAATTTCAAGAGACCAAGTCGGACTACTTGCAGTAAAGACCAAAGCGGTAGAGGCAGGATTTAATGCTATTGGACTTGACGGAAGTAAAATAAAAGATACTTTAAAAGAAATCGGTAGTGAATTTGGTTCATTGGAAAATATGACCGTAGCAAATGCAGCTAACATTGAAAAATTTGCACAAAACGCAGGTGTGTCCAGTAGTAATGTTGTTAAACTGAATAAAGTATTTATGGATTTAGAGGGTTTGTCATTTGACGCAGCAACCAACATCTCTAAATCAGCAACTGAGTTAGCAAAAGCAGCCGGAGTATCAACTGCGAAAGTAATCGGTGATATGTCAAGTGCAGCATCACAATTTGCAAAGTTTTCAACTACGGGTGCAGAAGGTATGGCAAAAGCAGCCGTTGAGGCAGCAAAAGTTGGAGCAAGTTTATCCGGTATATTAGATTCGGTAGATAATTTAATAAGTTTTGAAGATAGTATTACAAAACAATTTGAAGCACAAGTCTTAACTGGTAGACAAATCAATACTGAAAAAGCAAGACAATTAGCACTTGACGGGGATATTGCAGGACTAACATCAGAAATACAATCTATTGTTGGTGGTGTAGGAGATATACAAAGTCTAAATGTTATACAAAGAAAATCAGTAGCAGACGCAATCGGTATATCGGTTGGTGATTTATTAAAGATTTCTCGTGGAGAACAAGTAGCACAACAAGAAACCGTGCAAGATAAACTTACCACAACAAACAAATTATTAGCGGCACAAGACGGAGATAGAAAAGCTATCTTAGAAGCTACTCTTGATAATAAGAATATAAATATGAACGAAAGTGTAATTTAATGATAGAAATTAATCCAAGAAAATTAGTTCGTAATGTAAGTAAAAACGGAGAATTTATATTTCGTGGTGGATTAGCACTACAAGCAGAACTTGGTGCTCAAAACGTTAGACAATTCGGTAGATTTTTAACAACACCACGAGGAGCAAGATTTATAGCACAACAAGCATTACTACAATCTCAAAATCCCGATAGACGAAAAAATATTATTACGAAAATAGGTGATGATGAAGTCAGAACACAAACAACTGACCAAAATTCAAGACTATATAATCCAGGAGCACCAATATTAGCAAAAGCTTTATCACAAGAGTTCACATCTCAGAAACCAAAACGACATATTGATTTAAGTAGGTTTGGGGACCCAGTAGAAAGTAGAACAGAAAATGCAGTTAGATTTTTTGATAAAGATACAGGTATAGGTGGTTCATTACAAGTTCGTTATGGTGGAGAACGAAATGAATTGAGAAGCTTTCCAGATAGAATCAATGATTTCGGTCAAGCAGAAACAAAAGATTTTATAAAATTCAGAATTAGAGATGCGGTAAACGGAAGATACATTATCTTTCCTGCACTATTGTCAGGAGCGATATCAGATAATTCATCACAAGCACCAGGTGAAATACAATACATAGGTAGACCAGATAAAATATATGTTTATGGAGGTTATTCAAGAACAATAAGTTTTTCAGTAAACATTGTAGCACTTGACGAAACAGATATACCAATTATATGGCAAAAGGTAAATGCAGCTAAAGGATTAGTATTACCACAATACAGAGAGTTTTTTGCTAAAACGGAAAAAGGTGTAACTGATAGAACAAGACCAGTAGCACCATTGTGTAATTTAACATTAGGTGATTTATTCAATGACGCTCCAGGATTCTTTACTTCGGTTAATATGTCGATACCAGAAAGTGCAACTTGGGAATTATCAGACGGACAACAAGTTCCACATATTTGTTCATTGGCATTTGAATTTACATACCTTGGTAAAGAAAATCCTACAATGACTTCAAATCACTTTGATGAGATATCTAAAAAATTCCCAATATTAAATGACCCGAAGGTTTCAAAGGATAATCAGAAAAAGGAATCAGAACAACAAGCAGAACAAAAGTCAAAACGACAACAAAGACAAGAAAGAAGACAAGCCAGAAGACAGCGTAGACAAGAGAGAAGAGCTGCAAGGAGAGCGCAATGAGATACAATAAATCAAGATTATTCAAAGGTGATAATGGAAAACAATATTTAAATCGTATTGAGTATCCCGTAATTCCTATTCGTGATTCAGATATTTTTATTCGTGGTATTTTCGGTCAAACCTTTATGAACTTAGCAAATCAATATTATGGTGACAAAGACTTATGGTGGATAATAGCTAGAGCAAACAATCAAGCAGAATCAATCTATATGATTCCAGGTAAAGAATATCGTATTCCACAAGATACTGGATTAATATTTCAAGAATTTAATGAACTGAACTCATAATGTTTGATAGAACTCAGATAGACCCAAGAGTCCAAAAACAATTGTTTAGGAAAATAGATTCAATCAACAGGCGTGAACTTGGTGGTGATGATTCACCATTTTTTGTTGGAAACGCATTAGATGTTTCAACCAAAAACCCTGCGTCAGAACATTTATTTAGAAGTTGTTTTGCAAAAGTAAGTGTCGCAGTTCCTAATATGGAAACTGATGAGAGTGGAAAATCTACATTAGTTCACCAACCAATCAGTTTATCAAGTTATATGAATGGTCAAGAAGATGATGAAATACTCGGAACAAAAGACAACGCAAAAAACACACCATTAACATTTTCTCAAGGAGTTAATGAAAACGAAAAAAATAGATTTCGTGGACACTCCGGTATAACAAAAATATCAGTAGCTCAACAAAAATACTACACATACAAATATACTATTGATTGGACTTGTCCAGACCCAATTTATTTTGAGAAAGTGTTTGAACCAAACTTTTTAAGACTGGGTTCTTATATGGCAATTGAATTTGGTTGGGGAATAGAAGATAGTGAAATCAAAGATGTAGAACCACTAACAATAGAAGAGATGATAAGATTTTTAACACCCAATGAAGAACAACCAGAAAAGGGTGGTGGTCAAGCATTATATGAAAGAAATTTAAAAACAGCTGGTAATTATTTTTGTGGTGTTGGTACGGTAATGAAATTTGATTGGAAAATTGGTAGTGATGGAACTTATTCAGGAAACATTGAAGTTATTACACCAGGTATATCAGCTTTAACTGAAACCACACAAACAACTTCAAACTCAAGTGATTCCATACCAGAAATTAAATTAAAAAATAGTATTGTATTAAAAAGACTTTCAGAAAAAATATTAAAAAATGAATCTAAATATGATGTAACAGAAGAAGACCGAGAAAATCTTCGTAGAGCACAACGAGATTCTGGTGAAATAGCAGAACAACTTAAAGTTAATTCCGCTACATTTAATGTTTGTATGAGAAATTTAGACAAAGTAGCAGATTACTTTTTAGATGATAAGGAAGATGATAGAACTATTACTAAATTTGGATATTCTGATTATAGTGATGTTTTTATAAGAGACTCAAATCAAATTGGATTCGGTAAGGAAGTTATGGGACAAGTTGACTATAAATATCAAGATAGACTTTTAAGGTTAAAAGCTAAAGAAACGGGTGGTGTTAAAGTTAAAGACTCAATGAAAAAAAGATATTTCGCATCGTGGGGTTGGTTTGAAGACAATATATTGAATAACTTTTTTGAATTAAAATCCGGTGATATGTTATTACAAACTTTTAGAAGTTCACAAATACAACCTTTCCGAAAAACAAACGCTGGTCAAACACAACTTAACAGATGTGTTTCAGGTCCACATTTATATTCATTAGGATTAGACTACACTATATTACCTAATCAACATCACCCATTATTAAAAGATGGATTTTCAAAATTCAACCCCGACGAGAAAAAACTCATTCCAGATTATTATCCAAGGGAACAACGATACAACTTGGACAGAATCAGATTAGTTTATGAAGTTATAGACAAACATTTTCCAGAGTTTTTTGCTGGTTATGATGACGATAGAGTTATCACAAGACCAACAAACCTTGTAGAAAAAAATCCAAAAAGAGAAATATTGCACAAAGGAGAATATGGTCACATAAGAAATATGGTATTTCCATTAGAAATGTTTCAAAAACATTTTCAAAACACACCATCAACTCGTCAAGGAATTAGAAACTTTTGGGCAGACGTAAATAATCAATATGGAGGTTATTGGGGATTTCAAATAGGAGCAAGTAATTTAAATCCTAATGTTGTTGGTGTATTTGACTCATATTACTCACCTAAAAATTTATCATCACAATCAAAGTTATCGTCAGTAGATGATGAAGACGGAATGTTTACATTTTCAATTTATTCAAAAGATTCAATCGTGAAGTCATTTGATGTAAATTTAAAGTTATCAGCTGAAGCTGCAACCATAGCTCGCTCTGGACATTTTACAAGACCACAATCTGGAACCACTAAAGTAGATGGAAAAAAAGAATTAGGTATTGAAGCTTGGAATATTTTAAATCGTGATATAGATGAGGAAGAAGTTCAAAATTTAGAAGAATTAAAAGAATTTAGAAAACTTTATAAAAAATCACTAAAGAGTATATCATTCAAAGGGGATGACTTACAAACAAATTTTCTTGAAAAAATTAAAAACCTAACCGAAGATGATAAAAAGATTTTTGAAACATTAGAAAATAGTAGAACAAAATTTATTCAAGGTGTTGGTGCTTATGATGATAGAGGTAACTTTTCAAGTTACTTTAAATCAATAATGTTACATTTGATTAACTTCTCAGATATGAAAGGTAGTGGTTCCAATATTGAACTATCACAACCACAATTACCAATTGAAGTTAGTTTAACATTGGACGGAATCGGTGGACTAAGTGTTGGTAATTTATTTAAAGTAGATTACTTACCAAAAGTTTATAGAGAGTTTTGTTATTTTATGATAACTAAAGTAGAACATAATGTTGGAACATCAGGTTGGGAAACAAGTCTTTCAGGTAGAATGATAGCAGACTTACCAACATACTGGCAAAAAAGTGGTAGAAAATTAAATTCAGGATTAGAAAGTTATGAAGATTTATTTAGACTGACCAATGTTCCTATTGATGCATTTGGACAAGAACAAGAGGTTGGTCAAGCTGAATCAAGTCAATACAACATATATAAAAATACAAAAGAAAATATTACAACATTTTATAATAAGAGTAAATTACTTCAGAACGGAAATTCTGGTGAGTATGATTCTCAATCAGCTGGTTTAGCAAATAGATTTATAACATTTGAAAATGCATACCTTAAACTAAAAGACACTCTTACAGTATTGAACAAAACTAATGATATACAAACAATTGATGCTGATTACATTGAACGAAGAGATGAAGTTGAAAATATATTAAGTCAACAGAAAATACCATATACTTTAAAAACACCATTAGACGCTATTCGTACTAAAGAAGCAGATAAAGAAGCAGGGAAAGAACTTTTAGAAAAAAGAGGTGGAGCTTTTGGTTATTAGTAAAAAAATTACATTTTGATTATATAAATCAATACTTATAATAAATGGTTATAGTAAATACAGATATTCTATTCAACCAACTCAAACAACAAATACAATCAAAACCATTTGTATTAATGCAAATGTATTCAGATGTTCAAAAGCATCCACAAGAAAATCGTATAAGTTGTATATGGGTTGATTTTCAAGACGAACAATATATTGTTCCGATTCACCATACTGAAAAGTTTCGTGATATCAATAACTTAATCACAACCAAACAAACCATTTATGTAGATGACTTAAAACAATACCGACATAATGCATTAGTAATATCAGATGATATTCGTGATATGAATTGGTCTTGGTATCAACAAACAAATCAACCATATGATATGGAACAACACTTAACTAATGCACATCATCACTACAATAGATTACATTACGATAAAGAAAACATTAATGATTTGATTCCATTGGTCAAACATGCGGAATACTTTGGACCAATATCCAAAGAATTATATAAGTCATACGAACAACACGACCAAACCATATTGGAAAATTTATACCAAATAGAACGCAATGGACTAAAGACTTATGAAAAAATCATTTATTCAGAATACAATCCATACACATCAACAGGTCGTCCAAGTAATCGTTTCGGTGGATTAAACTTCGCAGCACTAAACAAATCAGACGGAAGTAGAAAACAATTCATCAGTAGGTTTAGCAACGGAGTATTAGTGGAAATGGACTTTGATGCGTATCACTTACGACTAATCGGTGAGATAGTTGACTATAAGTTTCCAAAAGGTTCAGTCCACGAACATATGGCAGAACTATATGGATTACCTTATGATGAAGCAAAAGCTCTATCATTTAAATATTTATACGGGGGTATATCAGATGAGGTGTCGGACAACCCATTTTTCTCAAAAGTAAATGATTATATTAAATTACTTTGGCAAGACTATAAAACTAACAATTTTGTTCAGTCTTATATTTATAATAGAAGAATACATAGGAAAAATCTACAAGATATGAATCCTAATAAATTGTTTAATTATATGATACAACTTATGGAAACGGAAAACAATATCAAGATTTTAAGTAAATTGCAACCTAAATTACAACAATACGAAAGTAAGTTGGTATTGTATAATTATGATTCATTTTTATTTGACTTTAATACCAAAGACGGATTAGAGTTTTTAGATATGGTAAAGGAAACAATTGAAAGTGGTGGGAAATATCCGGTTAAAATCAGTAGAGGAGTTAACTATCACGAAATGGACGACATAACGGAGAAATTTAAATGAAAGATTTAAAAAAATTATCAAAAATCACTACTCGTTATACCAATAAAGAAGGTATAGCACACCCGACAAATCAAAAGCATGATTTTTCAAAACCTACATTAGTTAATTTATCTAAGAAAGAATTAGAGATACTTTATACATCAGGTAGAATTGAAGCTGACGGAATAACAATCACATATGAAGACTAATTTCAAAAAAATACTCAACGAGTTAAGTTATAGAGTTTCAACAGGGATTCCAGACCTAACTAACGAACAACACTTAATAAAATTGTGGGACATTTTAAAAGAACACAATTGGAATATTGATGCTCGTGTAGAATTATTAAAGAATTTAGATGAAATGTCTATCGTTAAGAATAAAAAAAGTGGTAATGTTTATCCAGTAAAAAAATTCAAACCACAAACTCAAACCATTGTTAAAAAGAATGCAACCAAAGATGATATTGAAAAAGCAAAACAAGGTGCAGGTGAAGATGAGTTTGATACATCTGATACACCACAAGAAGAACCAAAAGAATCAGAAAAAAATAAAGACTTGAAAACAGACATTAAGTTTGATGAAGAAAATGCACCAGAGTCAGTTAAAGAAGACAATGACCCAACAGATGAGGAGTTCGCTAAAGATAAAGATATCAAGCCACAAGAATTTGACCCAAATGAAATAGAAGTTGGTGGAAAAAAAGTTAAATTACCAGTAACCGAAGAATCTTTGAATGGTATTTTTGGACAACCACCTTATAAATTTCCTAAGAAATATATGAACACATTAACGAGAATATTAAATACTCAAAAAACAGGTGAATACGACCCTAACATTAAAAAATTTACTTCAAAAGCTGGTGGTGGACAAGTTTCAGCCCAAGCTTCTGAACTACTAACTATGATGAGTTCAACCTTATCAGATAAAGAGTCAGGTGAATTATTTGAATTATTAGGAAAAACATCTGAAGCTGCAGGTGGGAGACAAATTTTAGATAAGAGTTGGATAGAAGCGTCAAAAGCTATGAGAGATTCTACTTTAGCAAATGTAAAAGAAATACACGGAGATGATGCGGTAGTTGAATTTGGTGGTTGGGATATTAAAGAGGATGTTGAAGACGGAATAGGTATGTCTGATTACGCTAATGACAAAGGGTTTTCCACCGATACATACTTTAGAGTCAAAAAGTCTGATGGTAGTGTTGCTATTTCTGAAATGTCTAATAAAAAAGATTTAGATGTAAACTTAGGACAACCAAGTGCTGCAGATACAGAGGACAGAATGCTTGAAGCAGGTAGAGAAGTTAAAGAAAGTAGACGAGTAAAGAATTTTACTAAGAACGCGGAAAAACGTTCAAGAGATAGATTAAAATCAGTAGATGAAAGTGATATAGAAGTTCTTGATAAAATGGATAAAATGAACGATAAACAACTTGTAAAACATTTGTCTAAATTACCATCATCAATCAGAAGATTATTACTACAAGGTTCACCACCAGACTATGATTTAAAAAAATCCGGTGGAAAGCAACTTGCAAGACAATTCTTACAAATGAGAAACATACCTTTACCTTGGGATACATCTAATAAAGAATTTACAAAAAAAGCAAAAGAATTAGGATTCCCATTAGGAACTCAAAAGGGTGCTAATAAGTCTGCAATATTTATGAGTTATTTACAATACGCAGACGAACTGAACAATGGAGTTGAAAACGGAAAAGGTTTTGAATTTATACATAATCAAGTAGGTGTCATAGGTAAAGAACCATTTCCAGAGGGTTCTCAAAGAGATGTTCAGAATAACTTCGTTGACAATATGGGTGAAGAAGAGTCGAGACCAATTGTGTTAGACACCATTAAAGAAAAACTACCTTTGAAATCATTAATGGAAGGTGAAGAATCTATGGCATTAGGTAGTAATAGACTATCACCAGATGTATGTCAAGAGTTATTTGGAACAACAGACTATAATAAGGTAACACAAAATCTAAAAGTTAAAACTGATAAAGATGGAAATCGTTTCTTAACATATAGTGTTGAAATAGATGGTGAGAAAAAAGAAGTGGATATAGCACAATTAAAAGCTCGTGGAAAAGGAAATGGATATACATCTATATCATTAGAAATGTCAATGGCAGAGGACTTTAAACATAAAGTTCATTGTGCAAATAAAAAATCTAAAAATCCACCAAAAAATTATACAGGTGATGAAATAAAAACAATCAAAAGACTTGAAAACAAATTTGGGAAGTGTTGATGAAAACTCAATTACTATGCACCTTTACTTCTAAACCAAGATTAAACGATACCTTGGATATCATCATCACTTGTAATGATGTATTGTATGAAAAAGTATATGTGTTTCAAAACGAAAACGACTTAGGACAATTAATCTGCACATACAACATAGAATACAAATACGATTACGAAGAAAGCATTATCGATACTATATCTTTACATAGAAAGAAACAAAGTAATACATTGTATACAATCAACGCATTAAACGAAGTCATCAGAGAAAAAAATGGTGGTGTGTTGGATAAATCATATATGGTGGATTGGAATGAGTTTTCCAACACACTACTACTCACAAACGAAATGGGATTACAAAAAATCCCTACCAAAATCTATCAAATCATAGATACAACTTCTTGGAAAAAATAAAAAAAACACTTGACATTGTCATATTTTTTTTGTATCTTAGTGTATAATGATAGATAAAATAGAACAATTAATAAATACATTAGAACAAGAGATTAATGACGGATATAATACCTTACCAGATTATCAAGCAAATAATGAAGGTAAGACTTATGTCAATGGTGCTCAAGCTACATTGTATGAATTACAAAAACAAGTAATAGAATTAAAACAAGGATTGAGATTAGGTAAAAACTTTTCACTTCTTGGAAAAAATAATTAAAAAAAAGCTTGACATTTACATTTTTTATTAGTATATTATAGTGTAAGTTATTTGACAATTAGGTAGTAAATTCATCACGGAAATCTTATCGTGTCCAACGGGGCGATGTTAACGGCGGTAAGACAGGTGGTTAGGTAAACAAACAAACAGAATCACTTTGGAAACATTGTGTGGTTTGTTCAGATATGCCGGGAGCACAAACATCAGATTAGATACTGGTCTTGGAAACTTGACTTGGAGTCTGGTGGCGAAAAACAATAGTCTGGGTATCAAGGGGTGATGAGAGAACGCGAAGATTCGATTTAGATGAAAAGGTTCGTATTTACTACCTTTGTTAAACTTCTCAGAAAAAATTAAAAAAAAATAAAAAAAATCTCATTTTGAGGTTTTTGTTTAATATATATAAATATACTAAGTAGTTTTAGTATTAGTTTTTTGACAATTTGGAATTGGAAAGTAGACACACCGACGGGTGTTTCTATGGGATTGGCTGAAAAATGGGTAAGCATTAGAAGCCCATAAAGCAATCTATGACAAAGTTGTGGTGACTTGATAATTGGAAAATATTTTAATTATCTATATCGACAGATATTGTCTAATGTATTTCCGTAAAACAGACAAGATGAT